TCGTTGCCGAACAGAAGCGCGTACGCCTGCTCCGTGCTGTAGATGAACGGGATGAGGCGGCTCTTTTTCGACGAGTCCTCCGTCTCCCCGATGTATAGAGTTCCGGGACGGTTCGACGCGCCGCCGTGAGGATGGATGAAAATATTCTTCGCCAGCCGGAGTCCGGTCTGGTACTTCGCCAGATCCGTGCGCGCCCAGAGCGCGGGGGACAGCTCTCCGGCGGCGAAGCTCGGTTGCATTCCTCGCAGGCTCGGCATGACGCTACCCCCTCGACCGGACGTACCGGTTGATCTTGTTGTCCTTGTTCCCCTCGTTAGCGGAGGAGGTCTTCGCCTCCTGCACCGCGAGCTGGAAGAACTGCATCAACTCACGCCGCTTCGAGTCGTTCGCCGAGAGCGCCGTGGCGATCGCCGAGGCGAGCCTGTACGAAAGCGCCGTGACGAACTGGCTGTCGTAGACGGTGGGGTCGAGCGCCTTCGCGGTGTACTCCAGCCACGCCTGCTCGAGATCGGCCAGCAGATACGTCGTGGTCCCCGTCGCCCCGCTCATGAGTGTGAACGGCTCCTCTTCCTCCGGATGGAGGTCCATCCCCTCGTACACGAGTCTGATCGCCCGCAGGCAGTCGGCCGGGAGCGCGTAGGCGTACTCCCAGTTGGGGTACGAGACGCCGCTCGCGAGCGCAAGCGGAACCGTCTTCGTCGCGAACGCCCAGGGAAAGGAGCGCAGCGTCTCGTCGCGGCATGTGTCGTAGTGCTGCATGCAGACGCGGGCCTCCATGGACCGCTCGTCGATTGCTCCTATGGAATACGCTCCCACGTGCGAGAGCGCGAGGTTGCAGATGGATACTACGCTTACGGGCATGGTCTTCCTCCTCCTCGAATATCGAAGGGGCGGAAGACCGCCCCTGTCATTTGTTCCGTGTCCTCGTCCGCTTCTTCGCCGGTTTTTCCTCCGGTTCTGGAGGCGGCTCCGGGGAAAACGGTTCTATGGGCTCCGCTTCGCCCCCGACGGGTACGAAGGAAGGGGGGCAGGAGGAGAACTCGTGCTCCTCCCCCCGCTTCCAGTATCTGTTCCGCCGGTAGCAGTTCCTCACGCACCGGCACAGCATGACTAACTCAGTTTGTCGACGCCGGGCGTCAGGTAGGCGGAGAACTTGCCGCCGGTGAGCGCCGCCGTGCCGACGGTGTAGACCACCCGAAGGTACCGTTCCACGCCCATGGGGATCTTCGTCTGAAGCACCTTTACCCCTTCGTCGAGCCCTGCGTAGGCGAGGGCCGCAGTGGAGATCAGGGTGGTCGCGGAGCCGAAGGCGCTGTCGTTGTCCGTCTGCAGCGAGAATGCGACCGTCGCGCCGGCCTTGGTCAGGTCAACGTAGTCAGTCGAGGCGTTCGCCGTCTGCAGCGTCACCTCCTGGTTCCAGCTGAAAATAAGTTCCTTGTCGAGAATCATCTGTTTGCCCTCCTTGCTCTTATGCCGCCGCGCCGACGAGGTCTTCGTCGTTGACGAGAGCGTCGCAGCGGGCGACCGGGATTCCGTCGAAGGTCATGACGGGCTTGCCCGCCACGGTCTCCCACGTCAGGTTGTAGGCGATCTTCTCCAGAATGCCGAGGCGCAGCGCCGTGTGCACGGTGCGGTTCATCATCCATACCGGGCGCCCCATGCCGAGGTTCGGGATGCGCTCCTCCGCCTGGATCATGAGGTTGATGAGCGCCTTCTGCCCGGCGGTGCCGGAGAGGTCGCCGACGTCGATGTTGGCGATCCGCACGGCGTAGCGCCAGTCGCGGACCGTGAGCCCGAGATCCCACTTGTAGTGGGTGCGGTACCCCTGATAGCGTCCGCCCGCCGCGTCCTCGAGGGTTACTTCGCCGAGGTCGCGGTGGCTCAGTCCGGCGGGAAGCCCCTTGGGGTAGAGCCCGTGGACCGTGCTCGGTCCCCAGACCACGAGCCAGACGGAGGTGTTGTCGTCTCCGGAGGCGGTGCCGTGGACCACGTTGTAGCTGCTCTGCTTGTCGTCGGCCGTCTGGTACGCCGTGTAGCGGGAGGAAAGGCCGTTGAACTTCTCCGGGTTCGCCAGCGTGGATCCGTAGAACAAGGTGGTCGCCATTTCCTGGTTCATCGCCTCGAGGAACGCTCTGTCCTCGCTGAGACGGAAGGCGGCCGTGTTGCCGTTGAGGTCCGCGAGCGCCTTGTCCACCTCTGCGTAGGCTTCGAGCATGCCGCAGCTGTCGCTGACCTGCTTGGTCTGGCTCTTGCTCGGCTGCACGCCGTAGTTCAGCAGCCTCCACGTGGCGCTCGGCAGTCCGGTGCGCACCGTGGTCTTATGGCTGGTTCCGTTGTTGCACTCCTGCACGGACATGTACTTCAGGATGTCGTTGGTCTCCGCCAGCAGCTCGACGATGGTGGAGATTTTCCCGTCCGGATCGCTCCGACGGGCCACGTCCATGAGCGTGGGGTTCTCGTATCCGATTGCTCCCATTTTCGTATTCCTCCTCGAATGGTGTTATTTCATGCCGGGGTACAGCGTCTCCGCCGGGCTTTTTCTCCCTGCGGACCAGTTTCCTCCCGGCGCTTGATCCTCCGTGACCTTTGAACCGACGCGCACCAGCAGCCGGATCATCTCCGGGTTGTTGAGCATGCGCGTCTCCGCGAGCATCTTCGTGATGCTCCCGTCCGTGTCCAGCGCCTTGAGCGCGCTGTTCGCCAGTCCGATGGAGCGGTCGAAGGAGTCCCCGCCGTACTCCTTGTCCTTGCGCGCGGCTTCCGCCCACTGCGCTTCAAGCTCCTCCGCCTTGCGCACCAGCTGCGCCGGGATCTCCGCCTGCTTCGCGCAGTAGAAATCCGCCAGCTTCTGCGCCTGTTCGTTCGACAGCCCCAGTTCACGGGCTATGGGCTCGAACGCCTGAACGGTCTCCTCGTCGAGAGCGATTCCCTCCGGTGGCTTCAGCTCGTACTTCTCCGGCGCCCCCTTCGGTTCCTCTTTCTTCCCTTCGCCGGCAGTCTCGCCGTTCACCGGCTGCTCCTTTGCATGCTCGGCTCCCTGCGTCTGCGGCGTCTCCGTTCCAAGAAGCTTCTCCTGCTGCTGCGTCTCCTGCTCCCCGTGTACGGTGTCTGCCTGAACGGGTGCAGCTGTAGCATCATTCATTCCGTCGTCCTCCTCGTGGTACGAGATCGTTTTTATACAGCCAGTCCGTGTACTCCTTCGCCATGCGCCCCTCGTGTTCGGGGTCCACCTCCAGCAGATCGGCCTTGATCTCCAGTCCGAGAGCGCGCCGCCCCTCGTTGAAGAAGGTGTGGCTGTTCCCGGTGAAGGTGGTGCGGTAGATACCCGCCAAGTCGAGGACGCGCCATAAAAAACGAAGCCCCTCGGGAGTATCGAGGAGTTTCTTCACATCCGTCAGTTCCAGTTCCCTGCGCCGTTCCGCACGTGCGCGGTCCGCGTCCTGGGGAGTCTTCATGGAGCGCCGCCCAGTCCGCCGAGAATCGCGTCGAGTGCGCTGTTGCCGCCCACATCCGTCTCCGAGAGCGTCTTCCCGGCTCCCGCCATCTGCGGCACGGCCTGCATCGCCTGCTCCTGCCGGTGCTGTTCCGCCTCCTGCGCCATCCGCTCCATCGCCTCTTCGTCCGTGCGCAGGATTTCCGCCGGAACACCGACGTACGTGCCGTACTTCTGCATCGCCGCGATGGCGTCGACCTTGTGCCGCACCTCCGGGAAGATTCCCACTAGGTTTCCGGCGAAGGCCATCGTCTGCTCTATCGCGCTGATGCCGACCATCCGCTGCGCCTGCGCCAGCACGGAGACGTACTCCGGCTTGATCTCCTGTCCTTCGAGATCCGGGGGAGGCGGCGGGATGATCCCCGCGTCCATGGCGAGCTCGAAGGTTCTGTCGATCACCGGATCGAGCATCTCCGCGTAGAGCTGCTCGAGCACGGGACCGAGCATGAGCAGTTTCTCCTCGTGCCTCTCGGCCACCTCGGTCGCGGTCATCCCTTTCTGGTCCATGTTCGTGAGCATCAGGAAGAGGTCGCTGAAGAAGGCGCGCTCGATGTTGACGGCGACGCGCTGGATCTTCCCCTCGATGGCCTCGATGTCGGGGCGCACGTCGTAAATGCTGCGGATCCCTCCCTGTCCCGTGTCGGGGACGAAGTTCACTCCGCCCGGAACGGCGGTCAATCCGTACCTCTCCAGAGCCACCGGAGCCTGCACGGGGGGATCGATGACCTTCTGAATTCCCTCAAGGCAATCCGTCTGCAGCTGCTGAATCATCTTCACGTTCCCCAGGCTGAACCACCCCGGAGAGCCCTTGCTGTACACCTGATCGCTCACGGTGCTCCACCTGGGGGCGATCACCGGGAACGAATCGTATCCGCTGCGGCGCAGTACGCGGTCCGCCCGGTCTCCCGGATCGTAGTAGACGCTGTAGTATGGTTTGTTTGCGGCGTTCCGCTTCTCCACGTCACGCCCGGTGTTCGGACCGACGACGTGGATCACCTCGAAGCGGCTTCGCACGTCCCCCCTGTCCCATGCACGCCGCACGGATTCGGAGACCGCCTTCTCCCCGAAGGCGCTCACCATCATTCGCGCACTCATCCCGCAGCTTCGGGCGAAAGTGTCCACCCTGTTGCGGTCGTCGGTCCCGATGGCGTACTCGCCGGCCGTGAACGGA